ATTTTTAACCCATTAAATGTATAATTATGAGATTTAAAGAGATTACAGTAGAACTAATAGAGCAGTACTTAGATGGAGTACTGCACGGAGATGAGGAGCATAGAGAGTGGCTTACAGAAGCTACCTATGCATTCTTTGCAGAAGACAAGCCAATACCATCTCCTAGAGGCTCAGGAACTAAAGATAGGCTCTATAAAGAGATAGAAACACTTAGATTAAGAATAAAAGAATTAGAGAAATGAAAGAAATAATAGAAACACTACAAAAGATTGATACAGATTTTTATAACGGAGGTATTACCTTTGGTCAAAAGTATGACCTTATAAATGCTATCGAAGAAGTATTAAGAAACCAAGAATTTATTAAATAGAAGTTATGACAGAAGAACTAAAGAATAGGATATTATCAATAAGACCAGAATACTCAAGTAACAGTAATTCTATGTACCCACTTCCTGATGAGATTTCATTATACTATCAAGAAGATGATTACTTAATAGATTTAAGTTTAGATATACACGATGTGTTAAATACAGATGTTATGAAAGATGAAGAGGATTGTGAGTTATCAGATGCAGATGTTACTTTTATCTGTGGTTACCTATCTGGATTATTGCATTACGAAATAGAGCTTACTAAGAACTATTATGAGGCAGAACGTAACGAGCAAGGTAATTACTATTATTACAACTAAAAAACAATAGAAATGTTAGATAAAATATTAGAATACTTTCCTGAAGAAGATTTACTAAAAGCTGATGGCTTTGATGATGCTATAATTGGGTTAGACAACAGTAGTATGAGGTTAATATATTCAAAGAATACTTGTATAGAGATACTTATTTCAGACGGTATGACAGAGGAGGATGCTTTAGAGTATTTTGAGTACAATGTTAGTTCAGCTTGGGTTGGAGATATGACACCTATTTGGTGCTTAGATGATTTGTAAAAAACAAAATAACAACACTTTAGTTATCATAATATGAGTAATTCACAAGAGATTAAGCCAACAGATGGTAGAAAAGGGAATAGTAGAAAGAAATCTATTCCTAAGCTACCTGTACCAGAAAAAGAGAGGTCTAATAAACCTGCAATGAATACTGCAAAGAAGAATCGTAAGAAACAGTATGCTAAAAAGGCTATTAAGAACGTATTTGGGAGCGAAGTAAACGCTTTTGAGAGTTTAGCTAAGAAAGCAGAAGAAGGTAGCTATAATCATATGAAATTGCTTATGGATTTTGCTTATGGAGATGATAAAGAAGAGGTTTCTAATAAAGTTCAAGCACCTACTATTAATTTCTTTGGAGATAGTATTGAAGGTAAGAAAATTAAAGATAAGATTATAGACGTAACACCAAAAGATGAATAATATAAATATACACGAGAAATATATACCTATTTTCAAGAACGAAGGTAGGTATTTTGTTGTTACAGGAGGTAGGGGTAGTGGTAAGTCATTTGGTATAAATGTATTCTTACTTAACTTAACCTATGAAGCAGGACATAAGATACTGTTCTCACGTTATACGATGATTTCAGCACATACATCTATTATTCCTGAATTTATTGAGAAGATTAACTTAATGGGAGTTCACGATGACTTTAGGATAACTAAAGATGAGATTATGAACCTAAAGACAGGTAGCTCTATTATATTTAAAGGTATTAGAACATCATCAGGTAATCAAACTGCAGCACTTAAATCCTTGAATGGTATAACTACATTTGTAGTTGATGAAGCAGAAGAACTTGTAGATGAAAGTGTTTTTGATAAGATTGATTTCTCTATACGTTCACAAACTAAACAGAATAGAGTTATTCTTATACTGAATCCAACAACTAAAGAGCATTGGATATATCAAAGATTCTTTCAGAACGAAAACGTATTGGCAGCATCTAATATGGTTAAGGGAGATGTTACTTATGTTCATACAACTTACAAAGATAATAAGACAAACTTATCTGAATCATTCTTAGGTAGGATATATGAAATGAAACGTAAGAGACCAGATAAGTATCAACACCAAATATTAGGAGGTTGGCTTGAGAAAGCTGAAGGTACTATTATAAGAAAATGGAGAGTAGGAGACTTTATTCCTACAGAACTTACTTGCTATGGTCAAGATTTTGGATTTTCAGCCGATTTAACGACACTTGTGAAGATTTCGGTAGATAAGAACGCAAGAAAGGTTTGGGTTAAGGAAATCTACGGAAAACCTAATCTAAACACATCTGAGATAGCAGGTATGAATAAACGAGAGTGTGGTATGGATTTAATTATCTGTGATAATAGTGAACCACGTTTAATATCAGAGATGAAAACATTGGGTCTTAACATAAAGCCTACAATTAAGAAGAAAGGTAGTATATTATCAGGTATTGCTCTTATGCAAGATTATGAGATAGTAGTAGATAGAGGTTCTCACGGCATAATAAGAGAGCTAAACAACTATGTATGGAAAGATAAGGGTGAAGCTCCAATAGATAAGTTTAATCACTTTATAGATGCTATTAGGTATGGTATGATGTATTTAATACAGGGAGTAAACTCTGGAGTTTATGTGATAAGGTAAAAATAAAATGTTTAATATGAAGGGGGTCAATTAATTTTGTCTCCCTTTTTTTGTTTAATATGATGGGGTATGTTTAATATAATGGGGTAACCTTATGTTTAATATAATGGGGTGCAATTCATTATTATTCATACCAAAATTTAATAGTAGATTTATTTTGTTATATGAAAAAATTGTTGTAGACGTATGCACGTGTTTCCTTATTAAGTTATGTTACAAATTTACAATAGTGTTAAAAGATGGCAATTCATAAAAAAAGTTAAATTGCAAAGTTTTTTATTTTTTTTGTTGTGTAATTAAAAATAAAGTGTATATTTGCCTCAGATATCAATTAAGTTATCTATTAAAAACAAGTATTATGAAAGTAAATTTAGAAGGTAGGTACATATCTACTTATGGTTTTGTTGGAAGAAACAATTTAGAAAGAGAAGCAGAAAAAATATTCGGTAAAGATTGGGTGGCAGAAGATGATTTAGACCAAATCCAAATACTTTGTGATTGTATCTCAAATGAACAATATGTTGTTGGAAGTATAGACACAAGAGATGATAATGATATATTAGTAAGAGAGGTTGATAATTGGGATAAACTTATTAAAGCAGGTTCTCAAGCGTATAATACAGTACGTAATAAAAAGCAGAATATAAAAGCATCAATAGAATTATTGGATGATGCATACAGAATTATAATGGATTTAACTAAAAGCGATGATGATGATTATCACGATGATGTACAAGATATTCTAAGTGCAATAGATGATGTGCAGTATAAGATAGAAGTATTATTTGAAGATTAATAAAAACAATAAAACTATATAATATGAATATAAACATCCTTAAAGCAGTACAAATCTACACTACTAAAAAAGATTTTATTGTCTACACTATTAAAGACAATACGATTGATAAAATGATTCTTACAAATGATTTGACAAGGCATAGAAAAAAGTTCGGCATTAATAGTGAGTTTCTGCTGACTGATATAGTAAAAAAACAATTAAGAATAATTAATATAAATTTATAATAATATGAATCAATTTAAAATAGGGCAAAGAATAACTTTTAAAAGCCCTACGAGATGCGGAAATTTTAAAGCAACAAGAATAATAAACGGAACTTTTAACGGTCTACCTACTGTTAGGTTCAACGGATGGGGTGCTTTTATAATAAAAGAAAATGAAATAATTAATATAACAAAAGAATAACTAAGATATGACCACAATTAACTATAATGAATTTCTATTCTACAATTTAACGCAGTTAGCAGACACAACACACCCCTTAAAGGAGTTACCCTATGACGATGCCTTTCCATCCATTAAAGGTTATTATAAAGAGTTTTATGAGTCTAAATATAATAACGAATCAATCCATAGCGAATACGATTCAATTACTAACTTTTTAGAATGGTATTAAAAACAAAGAAAGCCTTTAACTAGGCTTTTTTTTTGCTTTATGTTTAATATAATGGGGTGCGTTTAATATGGAGGGGTGTTTAATATGATACCCTATGTTTAATATGAGGGGGTATGTTTAATATGAGGGGGTCAGAAAATCGTTGTTTAGAATGATTCTTAATAAGGAGAATATAGGGTAGGGCGGAGTCTACTCTTCCGAACTTTTCAGTCCAGGCCCGTACCCGTCTTAGTACGATGTAAAGGTAAAACAATTTTTTGGTTCTGACAAACATTTTTTTATTTTTTTTGTTATTTATTTTTATTCTAAATTAGTAATTTTATTTGTGTATTTTAAAAAATTATTGTAGACGCACATATGCGTTCCTTTATTAAAAAATTTTGTAC